CTCGTCTCAAGAGGCTTTCTGGCACCCGAACCATCCCTTTCGGGACTATTCTATTTCCAGACCTCCTTAGGGTGCAAGACCCGGAGAAGCATTAGATTGCTTATCTCCACTTGCATCAATAGATAAGTATCTTGAACCATAATTTCCAACTAATTTGGAGATTATTTTCAAGATAGACGCACTTTCGTTATCTGTGACCGACACCTCTTTAGGTGTTAGAACACATTTACTAAAAGCGTCTTGAACTTGTTTATCTATGGAAAGGGCTGAATCTCAGTCCAACTGTCTGTAATAGAATTTCTTATTCTTTTCAATCGAATCAACTAGTTCTCCGATATCCAAGGAATGATCTTCTGTAATTACAGATTCTAAAAATCCGATAAGTTGAGATTTCTTAACGGATTCTAGATCTTCTTTCGAAGTAGGAGATATAAGATTCATCGCTTCTTTTTCCAAGTTTTCTTCCCAATCGCGGGATAGAATTTTAGATAATGTATATGCTGTATTAGCTATAACATTACAAAATTCTACCTCGTAGTCTGAGTAAATTTCTTTTCTTAGACTTTCTTGCGAGTACGGGTAAGATCCCAAGGAGTCAGAAACTCCTGATAGAACTTTCCCACATTCCTTAATTAATTTAAGAGACGCTACTTTAGGAATAGATCTTATATTATCTATTTCTAAAGCTTCAAAACCCAATTTTGGGTCTATTAGCGTTTCCACTAATCACCGGTGCGACAATGTTTTCAATGAACACATTGTCCCAAGAGTGGCAATTAAAGGAGTCATGTACTCCTCCTTCTTAAGAAGGAGTTTTCATGTCCCAAATTTTGAGAGAATGGTACCTATTATAGAGTTAGTAATCGGTAGATCCCTTTGAAGGAAAGTCACGAGATTCATGACTCTTCCAGATAAGGTTTCAGTCGACAATAACTGTTTAACAGATACTGGAGATACATTTGAGTTTGCGATACAAGTTCGTTTTGCAAACTCAAACACAGGTCTAGAAGGGGATCGAATCGACTTAGATAAGTTGATTTCGACTCCCAATCTAGAAGTGACTTCAAGATACTTCTCTGCTAATAAAGCATCGAATATCACTAAATCATCTCCAAGGATCTCATAATTATTTTCTCAACCTGTTCTTCCAATTAGAGAAGAAGAGTATTGAAGAATTCAATGATGAGTCAACGCTAGTGCTGGTCAGCTTGAAAGAGCCCCCATTGGTTGTCCAACGGAGTATCTCAAGGCCTTAGGAGCATTGTAATCGGATTGAGCACGATCAGAGAAAGAATATTCTCTATCGGTCATCACCCGTTTCCAAGCGGCTCCATAGTCTTCTGAAAAGATTCGTGATATAATCTTTACAGACAAGTCGAACACCAGACGATCTGTTGCTGCACTTAGATCAAATGATCAAGCTGATCCTGATGACTGAGCCTTCTTTTGAGATCGTTTTATCGAAATCTCTTGATTGAAGGTCCCGTCATTTGGAATTAGCTTGAGCACTGAAAACATAAAATCATGCAAGGGTGATAACATACTTTGAGTTATGGAATCTACCATTGCAAAAATTCTAAGTTTTCCGGCTGCTTCTTGTTTTAGGGAGAATTGACCGAAAGGGTTACCAGAATAACTGCATTTCTGCGGAACCTGGACCCCTTGGGAAATTCAACTAAATCAGCATATAAAGCTTCGAAGCGAAGGGTACTTCAGCCCAAACCTCGAATCGCCTTAATATACTGATCAAAGATCTGTCTCATCTTCTCATCACCATGTC